CTAGGAACTCACGCACACATTCTGATGAACAGATTGCTCAGATAGCGGCAAGCATTAAAGAGTTTGGGTGGACTAACCCAATTCTTATTGATGGCGACAACGGCATCATTGCAGGTCATGGCAGACTCTCTGCTGCTCGTAAGCTAGGACATGAGGAAGTTCCAGTTATTGAGTTAAAAGACCTAACCGAAACCCAACGCAAGGCTTACATCATTGCCGACAACCGCCTAGCCTTAAACGCAGGGTGGGACAATGAAATGCTGACCATCGAGTTAAACGAATTACTAGCTGACAACTTTGCTTTAGACATATTAGGGTTTGACCCTAAAGAGTTAGCTGCACTTCTTGAGCCAGATGTGGTGGAAGGTCTGACAGACGAGGATGCTGTTCCCGATATTCCTGATGAGCCAAAGACCAAACTAGGCGACATTTACCAATTAGGCAACCATCGATTGATGTGCGGTGACTCCACAAGCATTGACGCTGTGGATAAGTTGATGCCTGAGACAGCTAACATGATTTTTACTGACCCACCTTATTTGATGGACTTTACTGGTGGGATTCATGGCGATGGTTCTAAATCATTCAATGCTAAACATGGCAGCATTAAAAACGACAAAATGTCTGATAAAGAAGGCGATGACTTTTTGGACGCTATTAACAGCGTTATTACATCTAAAGTAGATGGTGCTTTTTACATAACATTTTATCGTTTAGGTATAAACAAATACTTTGCCAGTATGGAAAGAACAGGACTTAAATGTCGTTCTTTGGTAATTTGGGACAAGGGAAACCATACTTTAAGCAATAGCGATTACATGAGTATGTATGAGCCTATGTTTTATGGGTGGGTAAACAACCACAAGTTTTATGGTGGGAAAAATGGAATGGACATTTGGCGTATTAAAAGAACTGCCAAGAATGACTTACACCCAACCATGAAGCCTGTCGAACTTGTCGAAAAAGCAGTTTTAGATGGTAGTGCTATAAATGGAATTGTTTTAGATTTGTTTGGTGGTAGCGGTACAACTATTGTTGCTTGCGAGAAACATAACCGACATTCCCGAATAATGGAACTAGACCCAAAGTATTGCGATGTAATAGTAAAGCGTTGGGAAGACTTTACAGGTAAAAAAGCCATGTTAGTAAACGCTAACAATGAACCTTCGGAGATATAAAATGCAACAGGGTAAAAAATATGAGCCTACTGATGAGAACAAGAAGCTAGTAAAGACTCTGGCTGCTGTTGGCATTACCTTTGAAGACATAGCTACCAAGCTAGAGATTAGTTCCGATACATTAGTAAAGTATTACAAGAAGGAACTGGACGATGGGCGCATCGATGCTAACGCTAGTATTGGGCAGACCTTGTTCCAGCAAGCAAAGAACGGCAATACTGCTGCTGCTATCTTCTGGCTAAAGACTAGGGCTAGATGGAAAGAAACCCATGCTGTTGAGCATAGTGGGCCAGAAGGTTCTGAACTGGTCATTAAATGGCAGAGTTAATAATTCCCTATAAGCCAAGGGAACACCAGTTAAGGGTGCATCAATTATTAGAAGGCAAACGCTTTGCGGTAGTAGTTGCTCACAGGCGGTTTGGTAAGACTGTTGCTGCCCTAAACCACATCATTCGTGAATCGCTGCTTAACCAAAAAGAAGCCCCAAGGTACGCCTATATAGCCCCAACGTACGGACAAGCCAAGCGAGTGGCATGGGACTACCTTGTTAAGTACGCAGAGCCTTTAGGTGGTACAACAAACATCTCAGAATTAAGGGTGGATTTCTGGGGTAGGCGCATCCAGTTATATGGCTCTGACAATCCCGATTCACTTCGTGGTCAGTATTTTGATGGGGTCATTCTTGATGAGATTGGCGACCAGAATCCTAAGATTTGGACAGATATATGCAGACCTGCCTTGGTTGATAGACAGGGCTGGTGTCTCTTTATTGGTACGCCAAAGGGACACAACCACTTCAAAGAGTTGCGAGACAGGGCTAAAACAGAGGATGGATGGGGTCTGCTAGAGTTCAAAGCCTCTGAGACAGGGGTAGTGGATGACACAGAACTGAAGGCTGCCAAGAGTGAGATGGGTGAGGATAAATACCGCCAAGAGTTTGAGTGTAGCTTTGACGCTGCTGTAGAAGGCTCTTACTATGGGCAAATCCTTAATGAAATAGAAGATAAGAAGCACATGCAAGAGATACCCAGAGAGGAAATCAGTAGAACTTTTACTGCTTGGGACTTGGGAATGGGTGACTCTACGTCTATCTGGGTGGCTCAGTTGGTGGGTACTGAGGTGCGCCTAATTGACTACTACGAGAATCACGGAGTTGGACTAGACCACTACGTTAAGTGGATTAAGGACAACGACTATCTCAAAGCAGAGCATATTCTGCCCCATGACGTTAGGGTCAGGGAACTTGGGACAGGTAAAAGCAGAATGGAGATGCTTGAGGAATCAGGACTAGAGGTCAAGATTGCTCCCAGAATGGGACTAGATGATGGCATCCAAGCAGTAAGACGATTATTGCCAAGGTGCTGGTTTAATGTTCCTAAAGTGCAAACAGGACTGAACTGCCTGAGAAACTACCGCAGAGACTACGATGAGAAGCGTAAGATATTCTATGAAAGACCACTACACGATTGGTCAAGTCATGGCTCTGATTCGTTCCGTTACTTAGCCCTTGGATTGGATGAAGGACATTCAACGTGGTCTAAGCCTATTAACAAACTACCGAAATGGATTGTCTGATGTATATAACAATGCAAGGTGTAAATTTAGCACCTAAAGTAAAAGAACTTGAAAAACGTATCGAAATGCTTGAAAATGTGGTAAATGAGTTAAAATTGGACAAACCCAGAATGGGTCGCCCTCCAAAGGACAAACATGGAACAGAACGAACTGAAGTCAATACTTCAATCGGAGATTGATGATGCAATTGGCTTTATTGAAAGCGAAACTGTTGAACAGCGCAAACAGGCTTTGGAGGCTTATCTCAGGCAGCCATATGGTAATGAAGTTGAGGGTAAGTCTCAAATCGTTACAGGAGAAGTGGCAGAAGCGATAGATGGTGCGCTACCTTCTTTAGTCCGTATCTTTACAGGCTCAGACAATATTGTAGTCTTTGAGCCACAAGGCCCAAGAGATGAAGCCTCTGCAAAACAGGCCACAGACTACTGCAATTGGGTTTTCAATCGTGATAACGCTGGTGTAGCTATTCTGCATGATTGGTTCAAAGATGCCTTGATGCAAAAGAATGGCATCGTTAAAGCATATTGGGAAGACAAAGAAGACATTACAAAAGAGCGTTACTTTGACTTGTCTAACGATGAGTTAGCAATGCTGATGAGTGATGAGACTATGGAGATTGTCGAGCAAGATACGACAGAGTTTCCAATATTTGACCCAATGGGACAACCAGTTGTTGACCCTATGGGTATGCCTGTGATGGCTGCTACTCATAACGTAGTTGTCCAACAGAAGAAAAAGTCAGGCAAAGTCACCATTGAGAACGTGCCTCCAGAGGAGTTCTTGATTAGCAAGAAGGCTAGGACTATTGCTGATTCACCTTTCGTAGCCCATCGTCAGATGTTAACTCGTAGTGATTTGTATGCTATGGGTTTCAATAAAAAGCAAGTTGAAGGCTTGCAAATGGGTGATGCTTTGGCATACACACCAGAGCGTGTGGCTCGTTATGCAGCAGGTGAGCAACCTTACCAAACACAGACAGATGACCCTTCAATGCAAGAGATTGAAGTCTTTGAGTGCTATGTCAAAACTGATATAGATGGCAAAGGCATTGCCTCATTGGTTCAAGTGTTCTACGCTTCTAATGAGATTCTTCAAGATGAGGATGGTAAGGAAATGGTTGAGGAAGTGGACTATGTTCCTTTCCACTCAATCTGTCCTATCCCAATTCCGCACAAGTTCTTTGGTAACTCGTTAGCTGACAGAACAGTTGACCTACAGTTAATCAAGACCACTATCACTCGTCAGATGTTGGATAACTTATATCTGACAAACAATGCTCGTGTGGTTGCTGTGGAAGGTCAAGTAAACCTAGATGACTTGCTTACTTCTACTGCTGGTGGTGTTATTCGTGCTAAGTCACAAGGTGCTGTTCAACAGTTGGTTGTTCAGAACGTGGCTAATCAGGCTTTCCCAATGCTTCAGTATCTGGACACAGTACAGTCCAAGCGTACTGGCGTGTCTGATGCTTCACAGGGCTTAGACCCTGCTATCTTGCAGAACGTGACTGCTGCTGCGGTTGCCTCTATGCAACAAGCTGGCGCAGGTAAGATTGAACTGATGGCTCGAATCTTTGCTGAGACAGGTGTTAAGTCTTTGTTCCAAGGCATCTTGCATTTGCTCTGTAAGTATCAGGACAAGGCTCGTGTGGTGCGTATGCGTGGTGAGTTCGTAGAGTTTGACCCTAGAACATGGGCTAACCAATACGATGTGTCTATTAATGTAGGTTTAGGCGCAGGGAATCGTCAAGAGCAGATGGCTATGTTGTCTATGGTTCTTGCTAAACAAGAGCAGTTGATTGGTCAGTATGGCCCTGCCAATCCTTACGTTTCACCTGCTCAGTATCGTGGCACATTGGGACGCATGGTTGAGATTGCTGGCTTTAAAGATAGTGCTGAGTTCTACAAAGCGATTACGCCAGAGCAAGACCAGATGCTTTCTAATCCTCCTCCACAAGAGCAACAGATGCCTCCAGAAGTTCAAGCAATCATGGCTCGAACACAGGCTGAGATACAAGCCAACCAAGCTAAAGCACAAGCTGACATTCAGTTGAAGCAACAGCAGCAACAGATTGACATGGAGATGGCTCAACAGAAGGCTGTTCTTGAAATGCAGATGATGCGTGAAAAGGAGGCTGCTAAGTTGCAACTAGAGCGTGAGAAACAACAGGCTTACTTTGCAATGAAGCAACAAGAGTTTGAAGCAGAAGCACAATTGAAAGCAATGAAGATTGGTGCTGGCATAACATCCAACGTAGAGATTAGGGGTTAATCATGGCATTTAAGACACAAGCTGAATGGGTTGCAGCGCAGCCTGATTTAAGCAAGATAGTTAATCCTGTAGAGCGCAATCAAGTGCTTGAGTCTTGGCAAAAGCAGCGCCCTGGCTATGTTGACCCAATAAATTTCAATACTTATGAGCAATACATTACGGCTGCTAATCCAAGCTACAGAATGGGAACTGATGCTGGCGATGATTTGCGAAATCAAGCCAACTTCTATGGCATGACCATTGAGAATTATCAGAACGCATTATCTGGTGACCCAACTAAGCCTATGGGTCAATTTCAACAGGTTTATGGTAACCAGTTGTTGTCACCCATTCAACAAATTGCTGCACAAACTGCAAGGGCGCAAGGCATTGGCACAATGTCTCCAGAAGTGGAAGCATTAGCTAGAGCAAATCCTCAAGCATTTAACGCTGCTTCACAAAAATGGAATGATTACTTTAAGACAACATTCCCACAGACCTTAGAGTATCAAAGCGTCTTGGCTGGCCCAACAAAGTATGCAGTAACAAGCACCACTCCTCCCAAAGTGTCTGATGTTAACAGTCAGTTTTTGATAGACCCTGTTAGTAAGCAAATTATTGCTAATCCTAACTACAAGCCTACCAGTACAAAAGTAACTGCAACTGACGTTACAAACATTATTTCTGGTGCTAATGCAAAAAGTCGTGGACTAACTGCTGTTTTAAATACAGGTGGAACTGTAGCTGACTACTATAAATACATAAATGATTGGCTAAAACTAAATCCAAATGCAACAGAGTTAGAAAGACGTAATCTGATGGATACAGTTGGGATGACTCCAGAAGATGTTGCAAACGCTACCAATACAAATGTTCTTGATATTATTGCAAGATATGAAAGGGCTGGTGGTACTAAAACAGGTACTCCTACAACTCCTATATCTGGAATAGACCCAATAGTAGCTGGGCAACTGAGCCAACTAATTCCAAACTTTGCTAAGTCTAAACAATTAGCAAGTGAGTTAATTGCAAGCAGACCTTCTACACAATCTATTGTGAACATGATTCAAGGTAAAGCCCCAACAGCGTCAAACGCTTCCTTGGCTAATGTAATGAGCATGATTGGGCAGTAATATGAACTATCAAGAACTGGTTAGTTTAGTTGGTGGTGCTAATCCTAAAGGTGCTACCTATCAAGATATTGTTTCTGGCATACAAAACCAGTACACACCACAGGTTCAGTTTGCGCCTAGCATGTCATTGTTAGACATGATTGGTGAGCAACTGCCAGAACAACGTGGAATGGCTTATGGCTCGTTGCTACAAGCACAACCAAGAACATTGCCTCCGTCTATTAACTTAGGCACACCTGTTATAAAAAACCCAGATGCTATTGCTAGTGTAGATTCTGGCGTAGTAAATCTTGTGAATACAGATACAGGAAAACTTACTGGTAACACAGCAATTGATAACACCTTGGTCTATGGAAACAATCTTACTGATACTACAGGTGCAACTACAAACACCACAAATACAGGTTTGTTTGGTACTCAAGTAACTGGAAGTGACGTAGCTAATGTTGCAAGTACAGTAGCACCGA